ATCCGTTATTCCTCCACTGGGCATTGGTAAAGTGATTGTTGCTAAAATATTACCTGCAGGGGGAGCATCTTTTCTAAGTCCCAGATTTTTATCTAACCCTAACCCCCTTGCCACATATTTAATAATTTTAAATTGAATACAATCTTGATTTGAATTCATGTTTATGGGATATCTTAAATCTCCCCCTGGATATTTCTTTCTACCTTCATATTCCTTTCCTGCCGCATCTTTTATTGTGTCCACATCGTCTTTAGAGAATTGTCCTGCTACTGGTGGATCTGGTGTTTTATTTGGATTTGTAGCGGCGTCATTATTTTTAATTGGTTGTTTAATATCTTTTTTTTGTGCTGTTGGTTGAATTACTTGTCTATCAATTTCTTTAGTCTTATCTCTTATTGCTCTTTGTTCTGCTTTTCTCAATTTTTCTTCCTGTGAAGAAACTCCAGCAAGGTAACTCAAATTGGGTGTAAATCCACTTTGAGATGTAATCGTACCAATTGGTTGTTGGACTCCAGTTCTATAAACTGCAACGGGATTATTTTCATTTGATCCTGCTGTCTGCCCCGTTGTTGTTGGAATATCAACTTTATATTCAAATTTTGTTTGTAAATCTTTATTGTATCCAGATTGTCCAGGAAGTTTACCTGTGGTGTCTATATTTCCCCCAGGAATTTTAAATGCATCTGATAGATTTTGAGTGTCTGCCATCAGAATACCTCCTCACTATGAAGGACGTTTAGAATATATTTTTCTGCTCTTCTAAACATTTTTATAGTTTTTTATTTATTTAGACGGAATTTTGCATAAGGTATAGAGAGCATCTCATCCAACTCATCATATTTAATCACATAAAGTTTTCCAATAACTTCTTCCCAGGTATATTGCCTTGATTTTCTCCAGTGAAAGTTCATTCCTCTAAACCCCCACCTTTCCAGTGAAGTACAGGCAATCAGTGGATGCTGATCATATTCTATTTCAGGAGTTTTAGGTCTATAAAGAAATGTATAAAACTTTCCTGGTTCTGGATATAATACTTCTTCCTTTAAAACTTCCATAATCACCATCATCAAGTCTTCTGAATCACTACTACCAGATTCCTTGATTTTTTTTCTCAATTCTGCCATTCTGGGAGGAATCTTCCCTACATATTGACCGAAACCTTCTGCCATTACCTTAAACCAAGTTCATTTTCGGTTATTACCTTAAACTCCAATCTACGATCTTTACACCATTCATCTGCGGCATTCCATTTTGATTGATTGACTGCGTATGTCTGAACCTCATAAAGATATGATTTAGTCACTCTTGATTTTTGTTTAGGTGGTACTGTTTGTCTTTTTGGTTTCACTTCTATCACATAAGTCTTAATCTCTTCGTTACTTTCTTTAACTTTGATGATAAAATCCGGAAAGTATCTATGAACACGATTATCTACCGGAGAAACATAAGGAATCCAAAACTCTTCTGAACCATACTCCATAATATTTTCATTTCTATCACACCACTGCATAAATTTGAGTTCCCAAGAACTTCTGTATATGATATTATTCACGTCTCCTTTATATTTCTGCGGATTTTGAGGGTGAAATCTACCCTGATGGTATTTTCCGTCTCTTGGCATTTCCTAACTACATAATATATAAGTACAAGTATTTATAGATGCCTGCAAAAGTTAGTGTAGATAAAATTAAGGCAAATCTACTTCAACCAGCACTTACATCACATTTTATTGTTGATATACCTTTTCCAAAGTATGGTACAAGTGAAGGTGGGTTTGGACAATATTTAATTTCTAATGGTGTGAAGTATGATGGAGAAAAGTTGAGATTGTTGTGCTCAGAAGCAACTTTGCCCGGTTCATCACTAGCAACTCACGAAAATAATAGTGATTTTACTGGAGTGACCGAAAAATTTGCCTATCGTAGATTATATGATGATAGAATTGATTTTACTTTTTATGTTGATGCCGAGAATTATCTTCCAATTAGATTTTTTGAATCCTGGATTAAATATATTATTGGAGAAAGTATTGCATCAGGTGCTGGTAGAATTTCATCAAAAAAACCAGAGTACTTTTATCGGGCCCGGTATCCAGAGTATTATATTGCTGAACAAGGACTCACAATTACTAAATTTGAAAGAACTTCAAAAAATAAAAAGAGTGCTAATCACGAGGGCAATACTTTAATTTATAATTTTGTGAATTCATATCCAATATCAATCACATCAATGCCGGTTTCTTATGATGCATCTTCATTACTAAAATGTACCGTATCCTTTAGTTATATTCGATATTATGTCGGGGCTAAAGATTACCCATCTACACCAGAGTCTTCATCAAGATCTCCAAATGGAGCAGCAGATAGTCCATTTACAGGAGCACAAAATGATGAAATAGAGGCACTTGATATTGAATATACTCAAGCACTAGCATCAGGAAATAATGATAGAATTGAGGCAGCAGATATTGCAGTAACTCAATTCCAACAATCAATACGAAGATAACCTCCAATATTCTAATCTAAATAATCATAACTGAAATTCTATAGGTCATTATGCCTTTACCAAAACCCACGACACCGATTTACGAACTTGAGTTGCCTTCTACTGGTGAATCAATTAAATACAGACCCTTTCTTGTTAAAGAAGAAAAGGTGCTGTTGATTGCACTAGAGAGTGAAGATACTAAACAGATTACTACTGCAATCAAAACTGTAATTAAGAGTTGTATTATTACTAAAAATATTAAAGTGGAATCACTTCCAACTTTTGATATTGAATATTTGTTCTTAAATATTCGTGGTAAATCTGTGGGAGAAGAGATTGAAGTAAATATCATCTGCCCAGATGATGAAGAAACAAATACTCTCGTAAAGATTGATTTGGATTCAATCAAGGTTCAAAAGAACGAAGATCATACCAATCAAATTAAGATTGATTCTACAATTATGATGGAAATGAAGTATCCATCTTTGGAGCAATTTATTAAGACTAACTTTGATTTTAAAAATGATAATACGATGGATCAATCTTTTGATTTGATTTCTTCTTGTATTGATAAAATTTATACTGAAGAAGAAGTGTGGATTGCTGCTGATGTAACAAAAAAAGAACTAATTGACTTTTTGGAGCAATTAAATTCTTCACAGTTTAAGCAAATTGAAAAGTTCTTTGAGACTATGCCCAGACTTTCTCATAAAATCAAAGTTACAAATCCAAAGACCGAAGTTGAAAGTGAAGTTATTTTAGAAGGGTTAGCAAGTTTTTTCGCATAGCCCTGGTCCATATGGACCTTGAGAATTATTTTCGTCTTAACTTTGCTCTAATGCAGTATCATAAATATTCACTTACAGAAATTGAAAATATGATACCTTGGGAAAGAGATATTTACGTTGAATTATTAAAACAACATTTAGAAGAAGAAAAACTCAAACAACAACAAAATGGATAATCAACCATCAACAGGAGGATCAATAGTTCCCGTTAAAAGAGACGGTGAAGATCTTGTTGATGAACAAATTGACGAAAGAATTTTAAGACTTCTAGGACTTGAATATATTTTTGATATTGATTATGATACATATACGTCTCTTCTAAAGGAGAAGATGGTTGCTGCCAGAATGGCAAAGACTCAAATTCCTACAGAAGAGGCAGAACTTCTTACGAATGAATATAAAAAGATTAGAGGAAAGAAAGGTAGGTTTAAGGTTAAAAAGATTACATCAGATAGTTTTAAAAAAGGAAGTGCAGTTGGAATTAATTTAGGAAAACAAAAGGCACTTATAGGAAAACCACAATTAGCACTTCCTCCTGCTGATAAGATGACGGGAGGAAATGATATAAAAGAAATTATTGATGCTCTTGCTGAAATAATTAAAAGTCTTACGAGTCAAAATAAACTTGCAAAGGATTCTGCAGAAAAATCTAGAATTGCTGGAGAAGCAGGACAGAGAGGTGAAAAAGAATCAAAATTAGAGAAGGGATTTAAGTTTGCAATCAAGGCAGCAGAAAAGATTATTGCTCCCATTAAATCTTTGCTTGATAGAATTATTGATTTCTTTGTTGCTATTTTTGTCGGAAGAGCACTGATTAAACTCTTAGATTGGTTTAGTGATTCTAAAAATCAAGACAAAATCAAAGCAATTGGTAGATTTTTAGGAGACCAGTGGCCTAAACTTCTTGCTCTTTATATAATGTTCGGAACTGGTTTAGGAAAGTTTGTTGGATTTTTAACCAAGATTGTTATTCGTGGAGGTATTAAACTTGCAGCTGCTGCAGCAGGATTATTAGCAAAGGCAGGTGTCGGAAAGGCAGCAGGAGCAGCAAAGTTTCTTGGTGGAAAATATGGAAAACTTTTAGGAGCAGGATTAGAACTTACTGCAACTGTCGGCACCACAATGGCCGTAAGTAAAGGTATTGAAAATTTTGGTGGAATTGGTGGAGAAGAACAAAAAACTCAAGGATATTCTGGTGGTGGATTTGTAATTCCAAAGTTTGCCGGTGGTGGGTTAAACTTTAAAGGTATGATGGGTGGTGCCGGAATGGGTTCTATGTTTGGACCTCTTGGTATGTTATTGGGTGCTGGTCTTGGGTCTGGAAAAATTCAAGAATCTGTGAGTGGTCTGATTGGTGGTAAAAAGGGTGTAGATAAAGTTCCGGCAATGCTCACGGATGGTGAGTTTGTAATGTCTCGTGGTGCTGTGCAGAAGTATGGTGTGGATACTCTGGAGTCAATGAATGCTGCTGGTGGAGGAACTAATCAACCAAAGATTGTTTCTGGAACCACTTATGCTGCTGGTGGTGGAATGATTGGTGATCAAAAAGAAAATGTTAGGGATAGAATTTTAGAAAAAAGAGAAAGAGAACAAAAGTCTTCCAAACCTCAGCACTTTGGCAGTAAAGGTTTATTAAGCCCTGATGTTACAAAATCTTTAGAAAAACCTAAATCAGAATCTGAATCTAAACCATCAGGGGTATTTGGTATTGTTTCTCTGATGACAAGAGCATTGTCAGCAATGAATCCAGCATCATTGTCATTGCTCGCAAATGCATTAGGAGGATCCCCTGCACAAGCACAAACTAATGCACCACCATCCAAACCAAATCCTATGGGAGATGGTGGATTTCTTGACACATTAGGTGGGTTTCTTCCTGGAACCGGAAATGTAATGGCACCCCGTAGTTCTGGACCCAGAGATATAAGAGGAAATCAACAAACGGACCCTGGGTTTCAATTCAAATTTTTGGGAATACCTTTAGGATCTCCAACCTCAGGGGCTTCTTCTAGATTTGGTATGACTGCACCACTTGGACCGGGTGGAGATGTTGGTGGATATACTAAAGAACAGAAGAAAAGGTATGCTTCAAGAACAGGTTCGTCTTTTGTTCCAACATCTTATGCAGGATCTATTTCTGGGGCTATGGGAGATAGCCACTTAAGATTTCCAGGATTTCCATCATTGCAAAACAAAAAAATTGAAATACCAGATTATATGATGCCGTCAACTCCTTCTAAATCTCAAAAACCACAATCAGATTCTAGATCTGAAAATGCAAAATTTATTGGTGAATCTTTTAAAAATTTTGGACAAAATGTACAAACAATCAAAGGTTCTTCCAAAAGACAGGAAGAAATGATGGGACAAATGGGTTATAAACCAGATGGATATGTGAACTTAGGGGGGAAAAAACTTAATCTTGGATCTCAATCAAAAGCAATACCTATAAACCCACCATCAAAATCAAAAGTAAAGGTTGTTTATGCAACATCACCTGGTGGTATGCCAAAATTAAACACTTCTTCTGGTGCATCTCCATCAGTTCCTTCTTTTAGTGCAGTACATCCAAATTCTGAAAGCAGAAGAAGAAATGCTGCCGTTCTTGGAGTTAAGTAAGATATGGAAACTCCAAAGTTATCTCCTGCAAAAATAAATCCAACAAAACTTTTACCAGGAATATCCATTTCTGAAAAGAAAATATCCACTCAAAACCTTCAGGAAGAAAGTGTTAGTGTACTTAAAAGTGATTTGTTTATTATCAAAAAGCAAGTCTTTAAGGTTCGTGATTTAATTCAGACTTCTACACTTATAAAGCAGTCAGAACTTGAAAAGAAAAGAAAATCAACAGAAAAAAAAGAAGCAGAAAAACAAGAAAATAAGTTAGAGGCAAAACCAGAAAAGAAAGAAGGAAAACTGAAGATGCCCTCGGTACCAAAACTTGGGTTTTTGGATAGAATTAAGAACTTTCTTTTTTCAGTTCTTCTTGGATATATCTCAATTAAACTTTTACCACATCTTCCAAAACTTGTAGGTATTGTAAGTATTATTGGAAATGTGATGGAGTTTATGATAGATTTGGGTGGAAATATATTAGATAAAGTAGTCACATTTATTGACTGGGGATATAAGGCAATAGATGCGACTCGTGGATTTATGAAAAGTTTTGGTGGAGATTTTTCATTAAAAATCTTTGATACTTTTACTGGTGCCGTGAGTGGTGTGATTGATGCTGCGATTATTGCAGCACTTGCCCTCTCTACTCAAGGTATGGGGGGTGGAGGTGGTCCTGATGGTGGAAGACCAAGAGTTGGAGGTAAAGGAGCAGGAAGAGTTGACCCCAGAGTTGCTAGAAAATATGCAGAAAGATTTGGTAGAGATGCTGCACTTAAAAAATTTGGAAAAGAAGGAGTCGGTAAACTGGGTGGAAAATACGCAAGGTCTGGTGCAACAAATCTTGCAAGAAAAGGATTGGTTGGTGTTGCTGGTAAAGGTGGAGCAAAAGCAGTTCTTGGATTTGCAAAACCTTTTCTAAAACGACTTCCTATTATTGGAG